GAATGTCTTTAAAGGACAGACTGATTTCCGATCAACAACAAACAATCTGGGTCTGGCATCCAAAGTGCTCAACAACAACCCCTTTGCACATACATTTTCAGCCAAGGCAGAGACTGGCACACCGCTCGTCCAACCCGTCAATTAAGTTTGTCACGTTAGACTAAATGCAGATGTGGAAATGGCTCCTCCTTATCGGACTCTTATTTCTCATTACGTATCAACCATCACGGGGCGGGGGAAAGCTGATGAATTATTTTACAAATGAATCAGTAGGAGGGAATGAATTCCCCGAGCGACCAACCATGTCGGGAGAGGCACAAAAGCATAGCGATACCAGTTACGACGATAGATAATAAGCAGTACATGCTTATTGTTCACGATCGCCGGTACCAAGAGTGGACGTTCGTCACCGGTGGGTGTCGACGTCGCGAGGTGATTAATCCCTTACGGTGTGCCGTTCGGGAACTCGAGGAGGAGACTCGAGGCACGATCAACCTGAAACGAGGCGCGTACTCGTATTTTCAATTTGCGACCAAGTACAAAGGTCCGGGTGATTCCGAAGCCGACATCGAGGATGATGTCACCAGCATTTACCACGTCTACGTAATCGATTTGCCGATGACGGCTCTTGAACATACGTACATCGTTCGGCGATTCAACGAGGAGAAATCCAAGATGGAGAATCGCCAAACGTATTTTCGTAAAAACTACGACGAAAACGACAGGGTGGAATTCGACACGCTCGAAGGACTCACAGCGCGTGAAAACCTATGGGACATGATACGTACGCACGTCATCACAAACCCAGATTTTCATGCAGCTCTTTCCTCACCCACACGTACAAACTTTTATTTTAGATCTTAATATTAATGAGTTCGCCGAGATCGCGTTTTAGAGCGTCTATGAACTCTGCAATCGCGAATCTCGGGCTGTCGAATTCTCCGCCACGCAGAAGAGCGACGCCGCGTCGCTTGAATTTCGGAAATAGACGTACAAACGCAGCAAAGACTATTCAGAGATACGCCCGGGGTTTCTTGACCAGAAAAGGTCAAGCGAAGATTATACGCGTATTAAACCCAAATGGAACCGTTTCGATTATAAACTTGACACACCCTGTACGACGAATTGCAGCTCGCACCGGAGCTCGAAACCTCAATATGAGAAGGTTATTACAATCGTTTGCGTAATAATACCATCTGAAAAATATTGACTCACATCAGAACATGACCAAGTCAAAGCGTATGTTTGCCGAGATGCTCGTCCAGGCGCGAGGGTACGGTGACGCCGACGAGATTGCAAAGACCATGTCACTCGTCGACATCATCTATGAAATGAAAAAGGAGGAGTTGAAGAAGGAGGAGGCGCCCATCGTTGAGGAGAAGAAAGTGGATGAGCCTCCGTCGAAGGAGGCGCAGCCTCCTTCTCCGCCAGAGAAGAAGACGGAACCAGAGAAGGAGGAGGAACCCATCGTCGTCATGAAAATCAAAGACTTTTGGAGTCGTTTGACGCACGATTCGGATACAGACGAGTAAAATTCCTAGTCTATTGTAATGAAAAATTGTCTCAAAGCAGGTTCAAAAAACAAGAAGTGTGTGCGCTCTTCGAACAAAAAGGTGTTCAGTCTCCCTCGAAAGTTTTCAAAACTCCAGTGTCTCCTCGGTCCCATCAAAGGGTTTACGATGCGGGCGAGCTGTGCGCCGTATAAAAAGAAATGACGCTGATACACTATGGAAAAATGGCTGACAGACAAGGGCCCGGGGACACACGTCCTCATGGATGGTGGGATTCTTCAAGTTCCGTATGAACAACTTGAAGAATTTTACGTAGAGTGCGTACACGCGATACGGCTCGGCAAAAAGCTGTACGTGGTGGAGCAAAAGACGGACGTGTTCAAGTTTTTCGTCGATCTCGACTACAAGGGCCCTGAGGCGCTTCCAGATGACGCTATACTCGAACTCGCGACGTTGATGCATTCCGTGGTTCAAAAGGGTCGATGTATCATCGCGCGAGCCGAACCTCGTGACGTGGACAAACAAATAAAAACGGGTGTACACATCCATTGGCCAGACGTTTTCGTGACCAAGTCTGAAGCGCTCGCTCTTCGGACCCGTATTCTGCTCGAGTTGCCGGACGATCCGGAATGGAGTCAACGTATCGACGCGAGCGTCTACGGCGGTTCGGGACTCCGAATGCTCTGGTCGCACAAACGGGACCGTGGGTCTGTGGATTCAGGTCCGTACACGCCATGGCGCGACCTCGAAGGGAACACGTTCGACCCGGTCCCAGATGCTAAAATCCTCAAGCTCTTTGCACTACGGACGAACGAGGTGTCCAAAGAGTCTGTCAACGTCGAAATAACGTGTGCACCTCTCGAACGCTTCATACGCAAGTACCTCAAGGGCCAGGAACTCGCAAACGTCCGACGTGTCATGCGAAAGGGGAACGATCGAATCATCGTCCAGACGGATTCCAAGTACTGTGAGCGAATCCAGGGCGTACACAAGTCGAATCACGTCTGGTTTGGTATCACGCGTGGGCGCATATGTCAGTTGTGTCATGACGACGAATGCAAGGAGCAAAAGTTTGTCGGACGGGAGCATATTCTTTCTCCGAGTATAGTAGCCGAGTTACGCAGCAATGTTGCTGTGGATAATTCTACTTATGTGTCTATTTGTGATCTTGTTCCCGACTTTTGGTGGCAAGAAGAGTCGGTTCCTCAGAGAGGTGCATCCGTACTCAGGCCTCGACCCTCAAACTTGGGAACTGCTCCAAAGCCATCTGGCGGAGTTCGAAAATCAAAAGGCAAATCTGGATCAAAGGGCTGGGGGACTTTACCGAGCGATCGAGGATGTTCGTAATCTCGCTCTGTTTATTCGCAGAGCGGACGATCACGAACATCAGGAAAAGCTCGAATCCATCGCCGTTCAGATGGGCGTCGAGGGCGAAACGACGTTGTTTGAACTCGCACAAAAGAATGGTGTGTACTTCTTTCCAAAGTACTTAAACGATTTAGCCCCTGAGGATACAGAGCTTGATGTCAACCGCACAGGAGCAGCCATCAACGGACACTTCCCAGACCCCAAAAGTCACGGACAGTAGCCCAATGACTCGTACCCGTTCTGGTCGTACCGTCAAGGCACCGGAGCGTTACACGCCTCAGGAGGTGTGCGAGGATGATTACGCGGATGATGACTACGACACCGAGGAGTCTGGGAGCGTCTCATCTGAGGTATCCTATGACACGGAGGATATCTCAAGTGAGAGTGATGCAGACGAAGAGGGGAACCTCGCTGGTTTCATAGTCGAAGATAAAAGTAGCAGTGACTCTGAAGGTAATGGATCGGATGTTCGATCCGAGTCCGGCGAGACCGATGTTTCCAGTGACCGAGACGAACGCCGACCCCCAGCAGCACCAGCTCGTGGACGAGGTCGAGGCCGAGGAGCACCATCAGCAGCACGACGCACGCTCGTATTATGATCCGGGTCCTCGGGTTTTCCACGCTCAGAATCAGTCGGTTGATGTGCTTGAAAAAATTTCAAAAGAGACTATAATTCTTGTATTTGCTGCGTTTTTCATTGGGCTACTGTTGGGGAAGTCGCTGACGCCGGTGATTCTTAAGCACTGATTCCAGGCTGAGTTCCCAAAAATGGGGTGTTCGGTGATGTCATAGTTGGTATGTATTGTCCGGAATCAGGCATTATTGGACTTCCTTTAATATCAACTCCAGTGAGGTCTCCTGCCATGTTAAATCCGTAAGTTTGTGCGTTGGTGGTTGCCTTTCCATTTTCGTCGAAACCATATCGAAGATTGAATACTGCGTTGGCATTTGCCGTCGTTTCAACTTCGGTTGGGTTGATGAGATTTCCATTCACATCAACACCATAAACAGTTTTCATCATCGTTGGGTTTTCAGGTACGGCGACGAGGTTACTTGTATTCGAAACGGTATCTCCTTCTGCTATCATCTCGAGATCGTGGAAGGCGTACATTTGTGCCGACCCTCCATCAGACTGGTGTGGTACGAAATCACCATACATCACGTTTGATGAAGGATCGCCCTGAATGAAGTTGAGGATTGGATTTCCCGACTGAATCTGGAAGTCCATCCCGCCCATGTCTTTATATATCTGCGACTGGTTATCGACACGAACGACATTGCTTGTCGAATCGACATACGGGAGGTTATTTGACGTCGTCACCGTATTTGATATGTCATTCGTGTATGGGGGTTGCGTATTTTCATCACGCGGAGGAGCATACCCCTCTCTGCGTGCTGAAAGAATCACCACAGTCAGTACGAGTACGACAAGCGCTACCCATAATGACCAGTGTGCCTTCATCCTGATATTTGTTTATGTTTTTTTTCCAGGGAGGTACTTCGTACCGTTGTCCGCTCAACCCAACAGTCCTGCTGCCGCGCTGCCTGCTCCGACAGGCTCCGGTGCTGGACCGGCGTCAATCTGAACCGGGGGAGCCTTGGCACGCTCCTCCTCCAGCTGGACGCGACGACGCTCAATCTCCTCAGCGATACGGTCATCGACAATCTTCACCAGCTCGGGCATCTCCTTGTCCGGAAACTCCTTCTTCAGGTCCTCGATGAGCTCAGCTGGGTGAGGAATCGGCGGTACATCCGGGCGAGAGTAGTACTTGGAATTCTCATCCCCAGGCTCGATGAACGGCGTCGTCGACCCCTCGATGGGCTTGGCCATCATGTCACGCTTACGCTTCTCAAACATCGCCGCCGCCTGACGCTGGTTGTCGCGGTACTTGGTCATAATCTCCTCCAGCTTCTCGTTCTGGTAGTGGACGTTGTCAATCTGGTCGCGGTCGGGAGGAATCAGCAGCCATTTGTACATGTCGACGACGTAAATGTCGACGAGCGGATCCTCCTTCTGGAGGCGCTTGGCGTGGCTGGCCGCCTCCTCCTTGGTCGGGAAGCATCCACGCAGTTTCAGACCGAGCTTCTCGGTCTTCTGGGGCATGTCAGGGCCGACCAGGGAGATGAGAGCGTACACCTGGCCGGGAACCGTCAGAAAGTCCTGTTCGAGAAGTCCGGAAGCAGCCATTTAAACAATACGCACACTATTGTTTTAACTAGAAATCGCAGAGACACCATGGATGCTCTCCGTCGGGCCCACAACAAGTACAAACTCGAACTGATTCGGCAGTGTGTCCAGAAAGGTGACCGGGTCCTCGACTGTGGGTGCGGTCGCGGTGGCGACTTTGGAAAGTGGCGCCAGGTTGGTGTCGCTCTGACGGCCGTCGATCCCGACGGACCCTCGATCGAAGAGGTGGTCCGGCGTGCCGAGACGT